CTATGATCTGAAAGTTGTCGGCGGATTTGTCGGCGGTACGCTGCTCGGCAACCGCCGCAAAGCAAATAATGTTCAAGGCAGGGATGTTGTCACGCTCGACCTCGACAGCATACCCGCGGGGCATAAGGATGACGTGCTGCGCCGTGTGGATGCACTCGGCTGCGGCTATTGCGTGTACAGTACGCGCAAGCATCAGCCGGCGGCGCCGAGACTCAGAGTGCTGTTGCCTTTAGACCGCACAGTGACTGCGGATGAATATGAGCCGATAGCTCGCAAGATGGCGGAGCTTATCGGACTTGAATTCACAGATCCCACGACTTTTGAGCCGAGCCGGCTGATGTATTGGCCGAGCTGCTGCGCGGACAGCGAATATGTCTATCTCGTGGGGGACAAGCCGTTTGCGTCTGCCGACGGCGTGCTTGCCCAATATTCGGACTGGCACGATGTGTCCCTATGGCCGGCTCTGCCGGGGCAGCAGGCTTTCACGAAGTTAGCAGTCAAGCAGGGTGACCCCGAAGATAAACACGGCACTGTGGGTGCTTTTTGCCGCGTTTACGACATCCCACGGGCGATGGATGAACTCATCCCCGGAATATATGAGCCTGTTGACAGCGCTCCCGGACGATATACATACCTCGGAGGCTCTACGACCGGAGGTGCGGTGCTGTATGACGATGGCAAGTTCTTATACAGCCACCACGCCACCGACCCCTGCGGCGGTCGCCTTGTCAATGCTTTCGACCTCGTCCGCCTGCACAAGTACGCTGAGTTGGATGATGAAGCGCAGCCGGGCACTCCGACAAACAGGCTGCCGTCCTATCTCGAGATGTGCAAATATGCCTGCGGTCTGAAAGCCGTTGCGACACTTATGGATCGTGAGCGCTATGAGAGCGCAGTCAAAGACTTCGAGGGCGTCGCAGCGGACAAAGAAGAGGACGCTGTTGACTGGATGACACTACTTGAGAAGAATGTACAGACCGGCGCCATAAAGGGCACGATAGACAATGTGCGTATAGTGCTCGAACACGACCCTCAGCTTGTCGGAAAGTTTGCACTCAACGAGTTTGCCGGGCGCGGAGAGGTGCTTGGGGCGCTCCCTTGGGATAAGCGTGACAAGCGCAGGCTGTGGGACGATAACGACAATGCCGGCTTGTACTGGTACCTCGAAAAGGTCTACAAGATAACAGGCAACGGAAAGATAGACGGTGCGCTTTCGCTCCATTCAAATTCGCACTCATTCAATGATGTAAAGGATTATTTGCGCGGTCTGATCGGTAAATGGGATAATGTCTCTCGTTTGGATAGTCTCTTCATAGACTACCTTGGCGCAAAGGACACGGCATACAACCGCGCCGTAACCCGCAAGGCGTTCACTGCGGCTGTTGCCCGTGCAATGACGCCCGGATGCAAATATGATAGCATGGTGATTCTGACCGGACCGCAGGGCATAGGAAAGAGTACGCTGCTCGACAAAATGAGCTGCGGATGGTTCAACGACAGTATACGCACCTTTGAGGGCAAAGAGGCATCGGAGCTGTTGCAGGGTGTTTGGCTTGTGGAGGTATCGGAGCTTGATGCTTTCCGCCGTACAGATGTCAGCCGTATTAAGCAGTTTTTGAGCCTTCGGGCGGACAGATTCAGAGCGGCATACGGGCGAAATGTCAAAGAACTGCCGCGCAGTTGTATATTCTTCGGCACGACGAATAACTCCGACTTCCTGCAGGACACCACCGGCAACCGCCGTTTCTGGCCGATAGACACGGGCGAACAGCAGCACCGAAAGAGCGTCTGGAAGGATCTTGACAACGAACGCGATCAGATATGGGCTGAGGCTCTTGTGCGGTGGCAGGCGGGAGAACCGCTGTATCTGTCAGGAGCGATAGAAGAGGCCGCAAAAGCCAAGCAAGAAGAGCACCGTGAGACATCGAGCCGAGAGGGTATTATCCGTGAATTCCTCGAACGCAAGGTGCCGGAGGATTGGAGCAAATGGCCGTTGGACAAACGTCGTATGTTCTGGAGCGGTGCAACCGTGGGTAACGACAGTCTGAGCCTTGTTCCACGTGACAGAGTTTGCGCGCTCGAAATCTGGTGTGAAGCACTTGATGGAAGTATAAAGGAAATGAAGAACGCAGATACTCGCGAGATAAACGCGATTGTTTCCGCAACGAATGGATGGAAAAAATCGGCAATCACATTGCACTTTGGCGGGACATATGGAACACAAAGGGGCTTTATAAAAGTCTAACAAACAGACTAACATTTACGCTAACAAATAGTTTTTGCGCTTAAAATGTTAGAAAATCGGCTTCTAACATTTTTTTGAAAAAAGGCACTTTTGTTAGAATGTTAAATTGGTTGTTAGAGCTAAAATCCTTGAAAATCAATAATTTCTATAAAAATCTAACAATCTAACATTTATTACTAAAGATTAGTAAATTAGAGGGTTAGAGAGTAAAAAAACTCTCTAATCCGCCTGATGTGTACATGTTACGTGTACATGTACACGCGACGCGCGAAAGGAGCTTAAAAATGACTTGTTCTGAATGGTTGAAAAATGAGCTTGACTCGAGTTCAGATCCGGTGCTTTGCGACAAGATACGCGCAAAAGCAAAGGAGCTCGGGTACAGTAAGCGCGAGCTCAAAGAAGCTCGAGTTAAATTAGGTGTGAAAACCTTCCATCTCATAAATGAGGATAGTGAGACAAATTGGTTTTGGTATCTGCCGGAGGAGGGAAACAATGCTTGAGAAAGAAATAGAACAGTACTTCTGCAAGGCGGTAAAAACGCGGTTGAGCGGTTGGCCGCTGAAGTTCACAAGCCCCGGCCAAAATGGTATGCCGGATAGGATTGTGCTTCTCCCGGGCGGAAAGATTTACTTCGTGGAGCTTAAAGCTCCCAGCAAAAAGGCACGAAAGCTGCAGGAGCATGTGCATCAGAAGCTGCACGCCCTCGACTTCCCGGTACAGCTGATTGACACAAGGGAGGCAGCCGACGATTTTGTGAGAGAGGTGCAGGCAGGTGGAATATAAGCCGCATAACTACCAGGCATACTGCATCGAGCGCATAGTGAATGATGAGGCTGTCGGTTTATTCCTGCGCCCCGGACTCGGCAAAACATCCATAACGCTGTCCGCAATCAACATCCTGAAGTACTATCGTTGGAGCATTTGCAAGGCGCTTGTAATCGCGCCGAAAAAGGTTGCGGAGGGCACGTGGAGCAAGGAAGCGGCGAAGTGGGATCACCTGCAGCATCTGCGCGTAGTTCCTGTCCTTGGATCCAGCGCGAAGCGCATCCGTGCGCTGAACACGCCTGCCGACGTGTATGTTATCAACAGGGAGAATACAGCCTGGCTGGTTGATTATTACAAGCAGGATTGGCCGTTTGACATGGTGGTGCTTGATGAAAGCACAAGCTTCAAAAACGGCAGCAGTAAAAGATTCAAGGCTTTAAAGCTTGTGCGCAGATTTTTCAAAAAGACGGTACTCCTTACCGGCACGCCGTCATCGCGCAGCCTAATGGATTTGTGGGCGCAGGTCTGGTTACTTGACCAGGGCGCGCGGCTGGGTAAAAACATCACGCAGTTCAGGACACGATACTTCGATGCCAACACGCACGGCGGTCACTTTACGGACTATAAGCCCAAGAGCGATGCGGAAACAGCAGTTTTGTCCGCTATAAGCGATATTTGCGTCAGCATGAAGGCAGAAGACTATCTCGAATTGCCGGAGTGCATAAGCCACGAGATTCCGGTGGTGCTTGATGCAAAAGCTCAAAAGGCGTACCGCGATTTTGAGAAGAACCTGCTGCTGGAAATCAACGAGGATGTTATAACAGCGAACACGGCGGCTGTGCTGACAGGAAAGCTGCAGCAGTTCTGCGCCGGTGCTATGTATGACGATGACCGCCGGGTGGTACATATTCACGACGCGAAGTTGGAGGCATATCTCGAATTGATTGAGAGCCTGAACGGCGAACCGTGCATCACATTCTACGGCTACCAACACGACCGCGACCGCATACTCGCTGCACTTGAGAAGACCAAACTGCGAGTGCGGGTATACCGTGGTACGGAAGATGAAGACGAATGGAATGCCGGCGGAATTGATGTGCTTCTTGTACATCCGAGCAGCTGCGCATACGGGCTTAATCTTCAGGCGGGCGGCAGGCATATCGTGTGGTTTACGCCGAATTGGAGCTTTGAACTGAACGATCAGGGTAAATGCCGCCTGTGGCGTCAGGGTTCACCGTATGACAAGGTGTATGTCCATTATCTCGTCGTGCAGGGCGGAGTCGATGAGGATGTTATGGCAGCCATCAGAGACCGGGCAGCCACACACGATACAGTCATGCGCGTACTTAAGGCGCGAATACAGAAAGTAAAGGCTGGTGATATCAGTGCCTGAGATGTGTCCGGATGAGCATTGTGTGTTTCTCGTCCAGACCGGCGGAGAAAAGCCTTTGTGCCCGTTTTGGCATTGTCTGAAGCCGGAGATTGAAAAGCACGACAAAACCCGAGAGGAGGCTGTTAAATGACGCTTAAAGAGTTGTCGCAGCTGTACTACCTTGACAAGGAGATAGAGCTTGACCGTGAGAGGCTTGCGGAACTGCGGGCAAATTTGCTCTGTCCGAGGTCGCCGAACTACGACGGTATGCCGCATAGCCCGAACCCTGAGCCTGCGCTTGAACGCTGCATAGCGGAGATAACGGATCTCGAAGCTATAATCCAGGCTAAAATCGAGCAGCGCATATATGAGCGCAGCCGACTTGAGCGCTACATATCGGATATTCCCGACAGCCTGACCCGGCAGATATTCACGCTGCGATTCGTGGATGGCTTGAAGTGGGAAGATGTGGCGGATAAGATCGGTAGTAGTTCTTACAGCGTCAAGCATATCTGTTACAGATTTATCGCGAAAAATTAAAAGTTGGCACATATGGCACACACATATGTGCTAACCTTTAAGCTGAAGAATGTACCGATATTCTATTCTTCATTTTTATGTCTCCTTTCACACACGCCTGCCCCGCGGCGTCATAAATAGCGGGGCTTTAGGTGAGAAGAGCTAAAAAAACAAAAAAAGACTTGACATAAGTGGTGTTATGTGTTAATATAATCAGGCTACACAAAGAAGAATTTTTATGTGGTGCAAAATGTCCTCACCACAACTGTATGGTGAGGACATTATTGAGGAAAAGGGCGCGCAACAGAACACGACGGAAGTATTGCTTTTGTTGTTGCGTATCTAACACCGTGGTCATTAGGGGTGACCGCGGTGCTTTTCTACACGCTCACGACGCTCATAGACAGAGACAGTAGCGCAGAGACGCCGTCTACGAATTCCTTTAATGAGGAAATCGTACTAAAGAGATTGAAGTATTTTATCGATACTTCCCAGATCTCTTTCGGCAGAGAGCTCGATGATTTTGTGTTAATGATCGTCGATATAATGATCAGTGCTAACGGGAAATACAATGCAGTTGTCATGGAGAGCGATATGATTTTTTTGAGATTAGGCGATTGTGGCTCATTCTGCGGATGTTTTTTGTGAAGCAGATTTTCAACAACAGCGGCAGCGATCTCCAAAATAGAAATTACAGCGGCTTTTATTGGTGACGAGCCGAAGACGATCCACGTGATAAAGACGACTATTGGCAGAGACAAGATAGACACACCTTTCGATATCCTATTTTCCTCTGCTGCGCTGCCAAACTTTTCCTGGAAAAAATTATAAGCCCTTTTCGAAAAAATTTCAATATAATCGGACACATTCTCTAGTGCTCGAATAGCCTAATTTTATCGCTGTACTGTTGTTCTATTTGTGCAAAATTCAGAAACTTAATTTTTTAATATTTTGTGCTTGCGGATCGATTGCGTATGTGATATTATTATCGAACATGAGTTTGATAAAACTTTTTTTGCAGCCTTTTGAGGCTGCTTTTTTCATGGTGAAAAAATGGAGCACAAAGTATTTACTCAGCCCAAAAAGCGGCAGAGTTTTAACATTATGCGTGAAAACGCGATAATAGAAGACCTGACTTCAAAGCTTCCGGAAGGCGAAAGCTTTGTGTATATTACATCCGGCGGGTTCAGCTCGATTGCCTTTATCGTTTGGATTGCCGGTCAGACGCGCATAAAGAGTCTGTTTGCGTCAACGCTGCGCGTCGGTGTTCGGCAGGCGCAAATGCTTGACGGTCTGCACAACGACGGCAGATTAGACAAAGTTGATTTGCTCGTCGGCGGTGCGATGAAAGACAATTGCGAGCATAATCGCGGTTATGGATATCTCGAACAGATAACCTACATATTCCAAACAAACGGTTGGACCGTGAGCATGCACAACAACCATTCCAAGGTGATGCTTTTCGATACCGATGCCGGAAAGTTTGTTATCGAATCGTCCTCAAATCTTAACGAAAATCCAAAAGTTGAGCAGTTCCGCTTGGAGAAATCAGCGGAACTGTTCGATTTTTATAACTCGTTTTTCTCCACATTGAAAAATAGTCTGAAAAGGATAGTCTAAAAAGCTAAAAAAAGCTAATCAACTCACGCGCGCGACAGAATAAAGGCAAAGTGCAAAGTTAGCTTTTTCGGGAGGTGGTGGCGTGAATGATCGCATGCGGCTTTTTGCAGACGAATACATAAAGAGGCATTGCAAACGTGGAGCGGGCAAAGATGCCGCCATTGCGGCAGGCTACAAAGAGCGTTCGGCAGCGGTTACGGCCAGCAAATTGTTAGCACGCGAAGATGTCCAGTCATATATAAACTCTTGCGAAGAGAAGATTGCTGAAGATTTACGAAAAGCGTTTTTGTTTCATGCCGTCGATGCGGCAGAAGCACTTGGCGGTATTTTGACGAAAAAGTATGCTGATGATCGAGACGTGATTGCCGCGGCAAAAGATATTCTTGACAGAGCGGGTTTTGCAACTAATAAACAGGCGGCGACGCCAGCAAAGCAAGGGGATTTGTCAAAGCTTTACGAAGCACTGGAGAGTGACAACAAATGAAAATAACAACATTGTCGCCAAAGCAAAAAGAAATATTTCGCTGGTGTCATCGCGATAATGATAAATATGACGGTATTATATGTGATGGGGCTATTCGCTCCGGAAAAACAATTTGTATGATTGCGTCATTCGTATACTGGTCAATGAGATTTTTCAGCGAAAATACTTTTGCCATTTGCGGAAAAACTGTCCAGTCGGCAGAGAGAAATATAATAATGCCGTTGCTCGGCATGACGGATGTTAAAGCATATTATGATCTAAAATACACGAGATCGGTCAAACTCTTGACGATTACGCGAGAAACAAACGGAGAAAGGCGAGTTAATTATTATTATGTGTTCGGCGGAAAGGATGAAAGCTCGGCGGCACTGATTCAGGGCATGACACTCAGCGGAGTTTTGCTCGATGAGGTTGCCTTGATGCCGCGATCATTTGTGGAGCAGGCACTGGCAAGATGTTCCGTCGCTGGGTCAAAATTTTGGTTTAACTGCAATCCTGACAGTCCAATGCACTGGTTTTATGAAGAATGGGTTTGCAAGGCAGAAAAGCATCGAATCTATCATTTGCATTTTGAGTTGACGGACAACCCGTCGCTATTGCCCGAAATTATTGACCGCTACAAGAGCATGTACACAGGCGTTTTCTACAATCGCTTTATTTTGGGGCAATGGGTTGCCGCCGACGGCATAGTGTATGATGTCGATGTAAAGACTTTAATTGATGATACCGTCCCTAAAAAAGGACGGTATTTTATTTCCATTGACTATGGCACACAAAATCCCTTTTCTGCGGGCCTTTGGTGCCTGCACGGCAAAACTGCGACGCGTATAAAGGAATTTTATTATGACGGCAGAAAGAAGAGCAAGCAAAAGACAGATGAGGAATATTATATTGAAATTGAGCAGCTGGCAAACGGGTATGAGATTGAGAAAATAGTCGTTGACCCGTCGGCAGCGAGCTTTATAGCGTGTATACGCAAGCACGGTAAGTTTTCGGTCAGAAAAGCACGAAATGATGTTATCGACGGAATCCGCGTGACCTCGGAAATGATAAAAAGCGGAGCTGTAAAAATAAATTCAAGTTGCGAAGATATTCTTAGGGAATTCGGCCTATACCGATGGGACGAAAAGTCAACCGTTGACAAGGTTGTAAAAGAATATGACCATGCAATGGATGATATGCGTTATTTTTGCTATACGATACTCCGCCGGGAACTGCGGTGGATGGGATACAGAGAGGATCAATATGACCAGGATTAAGAAGTGGATTTGTAAGAAATATCTGCCTGCATATGCACGCGAAAATATGATTGAGGAGAGCGGGCGAATGCAAAAAAAAATTGTCGCACTTGAACAGGAAAACAGGGAACTCCGGGCATATATTGACGGCCTTGAGAGGGGTGTGCGAGCGGGCAAGAAGATAGTCATAAATGCTGCGGGGGTTGACAGATGAGTATTATATCGGCATTAATGAATCGAAATAAAATATACAGCTTTGAGGATGCTTTCGGTGTGAAGGACATCACGAGCGATGAAATGAGAAACGCTATAGAGCTTTGGCTTGAAATGTATTTTGAAAACGACAAAAAGCAGCTGGATGATTGCCAGCGCCTGCCAGTGCTGATCGTTAAAAAACTGACAAAGACCGCATTTTCGGAATATCAGGCATCAAGCAAAAACGAGTTTGCTAATTGCATTCTGCGAGGAACGGATGTTATTCATAAAAAGGCGTTTCAACAAATGCTTATTTCCGGGGAGTGCCTCATAAAACCGGTACCTACTGCTGATGGCTTTACTTTTGTCCCAATTAGACGGGATTGCTTTGTGCCGCTCGCACGAAATGAAAACGAGGAACTTACAAGCGTGGGAACCGCTGAAATAACAATTGCCAAAGGAAAATATTATACTCTGCTTGAGCGGCGAACCGCCGGAAAGATGTTGATAATAGAATCAAAACTTTATGAGTCTGAGACGCCGGAGATGCTTGGAACAGAAATTCCGGTAAATGCGCTTGAGAAGTATGAAAATTTACAGCCCGTGATAGCATTGCCGCTGAGCGGACTCGGTCTGATTCATTTGAAAACCCCGTTGCTTAATACCGTTGACGGATCTGCAGATAGTGTCGCTATATATGCACCCGCCGCGAAGCTGATACAGAGAATAAACAGAAATGAAAAGCTTCTCGACCAAGAGTTTGAGCTTGGTCGACTTAGAATAATGGTTCCGGAGGACCTTATGCGCCGTCGGTCGAACGGGGTGAGACGGTTGGAAGATGATGTTTTTACAAGTCTTGCCGAAGATCCCGACGAGCAGAAAATAACTACATTCTCGCCGCAGCTCCGAGAGAGCAGTTATCTTGCAAGAAAAACAGAGTATTTGCGAAACATAGAGAGCCTTATCGGCTTCAAACGCGGAATACTGTCTGATGTTGAAATGGCCGAGAGAACGGCGACAGAAATAACCTCTTCGGACGGCGACTATAACCTAACTATAACAGATCTGCAGGAAGTCTGGGAGCGGGCGGTTCGTGATGCGGTTCAATTGTGTTCTGAGCTTGCGAGAATATATAAAATGCCTGGAACTGCAAAGGTAAATGATGAAGATGTTATCATCGATTTTGGTGATGGCGTATTGTACAATCGTGATAAGACATGGAACGAATACTGCAGTATGGTGCAAATGGGGCTTATAAAGCCGGAGATTGCTGTCGCGTGGTATTTTGAATTACCTCATGAGACCGAACATGATATAGAGGAAATACGCAGGCAATATATGCCGGAAATCGAAAGCATGACGAGGGAAGAATAAATGCTGTTGCCAGCGAAAATAGACCAACTGAGTGTGATCTCCGGTCGAATAATGGATCCAATTATTCAGTTTCTTTTGCGCGATATTGCGAGAAGAATTGCCGAAGCGGGAAAAATCACATCGACAGCGGGCTATCAGATTTGGAAAACACAACAACTCGGGATGAGCCGGCGTGAGATAAAAAAAGAACTTGCAAAAATGTATAAGGCGACCGAGTCTGAGATAGATACTTTGTTTCGGGAGTCGGCAAGGGAGGGCTATGATTTTGACCTGTCGAAGCTTCCGACCACAGAGGCAGCGCCGTTCGAGAAGAATTTAAGCCTGCGTCAACTTGTGGTCACTGCGGCTGAGCTTGCAAAAGACAATTTTTCAAATCTTACGCAGACTATCGGAATGATAGACCCATACGGGAACGCATTGCCGCTATATAACGCATATAATTCCTGCTGCGATTATGTCTTCTTACTCGTTTCTTCCGGCGCGACAGACTACAAAACTGCGGTCAGAGGCGCATGCAAGAATTTGTATGATAAAGGACTTGTCACAATAGACTATGAAAGCGGAAAGCACGCGTCAATAGAAACGGCCGTTCGGCGTAACATCATGGGCGGTCTCGGTCTTATGCAAGAAAAAATAAGCGAATCAAACCATGAACGATATGGCGCGGACGGATGGGAAATATCTGCTCACGCGGCGAGTGCGCCGGACCATGAACCAATACAAGGAAAGCAATACCGAGATGAAGAGTATCGAGAACTCAATGATAGCCTTGTTCGCCGCATTGGAACACTAAATTGCGGTCATGCGGCTTTTCCGATATTTTATGGCGTTACAAAACCTACATACACGGATGCCGAGCTTGAAGCCTTTAAGAAGTCAAATGCCGATGGTATAACATATCAAGGTAAGCATTATACGATGTATGAAGCTACGCAAATGCAAAGACGCCTTGAAACTGCCATACGAAAATGTAAACGAAAAATATCTGTGCTCGAGGGAGCGGGCGACGAAGATAAACTCAAAGTTTCACGCATCAAATATACTCGGCTTAATCAGGAATATGCCCGATTTTCAAAAGCGGCGGGGCTGCGAATGCAAACGGATCGTCTGCACACTTCCGGATTTAGTTATAAGCAGGGGACTAAAGCCTCATCAATAGGTGGAGATCAGATTGCAAAAATAGAGCTATACAAAGCACAGATGCACGCTGCAGGTTTTGAAGTGTCAGGAGTGGATAATTTTACCGGCGATACTCGAGTTCTGGAAAAGATAAGTGCGGTGAGTATGAGAATGGCAGAAATATATCCAGAAGAAACAAATGGAATGAAAGTTGTGTTGAGTCGAATAAAAAATAGAGATGTTTACGGGTATTTCTTACCTGATAAACGTGAGATACATTTTAACAAAAACAAATTTGGTAATTGGGATGCGTTGATGTCTGACTACAGCGACGATGTTAAAAGAGGTCATTTCCCCGAAGGCACCGATGCAAACGGTTTGTTTTACCATGAGTTTGGACATGCGATTGCAATGGCGGGAGGTGCAAAAAACTATAAAAAGGATATTGGGGAAGTGCTATTTGAATGTGGCTATTCCGAGCATATGAGCGTACAGAGACTGAACTTGGCACTTGAAAAAGAACTTTCACATTATGCTACAACCGTTACCAACCCGGCCTATCAAGAGGTAGTTGCAGAAGCTTGTTCTGAATGGTATAATAGTAAGAAACCAAGAAGGTTTTGCGAAAAATTTTTAAGAAAGGTAGGATTAATACAATAATGTCGGAACATGTAGAAAAAATGACATTTTTTCAAAGAAATCCTGAATGGTATTACTTTGATGAAAATGATTTTCCTCACCTTACGGACAAAGCACCACCGGAAGCAGTAGAGTCATATGAGTACTGGAAAGAAATATATGAAATATCACAGAAGGAAGGCATAATATTTTATTGACCGACAAGCGAAAGCGAGGCGGTGTCACCATGCCTATAATTTAATAATTACAGCGTTTTGCAGTCAACTGCAAGACGCTGTTTTTATATCACCCCGCCGCAGGTTTATGCGGCTTAATTCTTACCGCAGACAGAGCGGTATATAAGCCATGTTAGGAGGATTTTTTATGGAAAACATTCACACCATCCTCGAAAAATACGGAATTACCGTTGACGAGGAAAGAAAAGCGGATTTTGAAAAAGAGTTTGCGGAAAATTATAAAACCGTCGCTGAACACAGTAAAGTGGTATCGGCGCGTGATGGGTATAAGACGCAGCTCGAAGCCGCACAAAATGCGCTGAAGGACCTTAAGGACGTAGATGTTGGCGAGCTGAAGGGAAAGATTAGCACGCTGACAAACGAGCTGAACACTCAGAAAACCAATTATGAGCAGCAGCTTGCGGATCTCGAGTTCGGTAACATTCTCGATGGTGCTATAGCCAGCATGAAAGGCCGAGAAGCAAAAGCTGTTAAAGCAATGCTTGACATCGACGCGCTCAAGGCAAGTAAAAATCAGGCGGCAGATATAAAGACTGCGCTTGAAGAACTCAAAGAGAAAAGCGGCTATCTTTTTGAGGACGAAGAAACGCCTCCGCCATATGCGGCAGGCACAGGGGGAAGCTCCCTGTCAACAAAATACAGCTCCCAGGAAGCGGCAATAAGATCCGCAATGGGGCTGAAAGTCGAATAAGGAGGACTTTTTAAATGGCAAACAGTATTACACTTGTCAAACAGTTTGTGAAAATGCTTGACGAGGCTTATAAGCTCGCATCTCTTACCTCGGATCTTGATGGTGCTTCTGAGCTCGTCAGGCAGGGCGCAAATGCGAATGAACTTATAATCCCCAAACTCAGCATGAGCGGGCTTGGCGATTATTCGCGTAACGGCGGATATGTTGCCGGCGATGTAACGCTGACAAATGAGACGGTCAAATGCAATTTTGACAGAGGTAGGCTTTTCACTGTCGATGCGCTTGATAATCAGGAGAGTGCTTATATCGCGTTTGGCAGACTCGCAGGAGAATTCATCCGAACAAAGGTTGTTCCGGAACTTGATGCATTCCGTTTTGCAACATATTCCGGCATTACTGGCATATCCAAAGTTTCGGCGGGCGCGTCGCTTTCTGATGGCGCCGCCGTAATTGCAGCGCTTCGAGCGGCTATAACAAAGATGGACGAGGATGAGGTTCCGACCGATCAGAGATATCTTTACATCACGCCCACGCTGCATGGTCTTGTGCAGGATATGGACACTACCAAGAGCCGCGAGGTATTTGAAAGATTCGTTAAAATCGTCGATGTCCCGCAGACAAGGTTTTATACCGCAATCAACCAGAAGTCCGGCAAGATTATCACGACCGGAGAGAGCCCGAACACGACAACCACGGACGAGACCGCAGGTGGCTACGACAAGGCGACTTCCGCAAAAGACATCAACTTTATGATTGTTCACAAGCCGGCAGTCATTCAGTTCCAGAAGCATGTCGCCCCGAAGATAATTTCACCCGAACAGAATCAGACGGCGGACGCATGGATGTACGGTTATCGCAATGTCGGCATCGCCGATGCATACGATAACAAGGTCGCCGGTATTTACCTGCATCACAAGGCTTGAGGTGAGTGAGTATGAAAATAGTTGGACTGATTTTCCCGGAGACCGAGGAACAGACCTCCGCAGAGACCGAGGAACAGACCTCCGCAGAGACCGAGGAACAGACCTTTTGCTGCTCTGAGTGTGGGAAGAAATACAAATCTGGAACTGCGCTACAGAAGCACATGAAAGAAAAGCATTCGGACGAAAGCGAGGAGTGACCAACGATGACACAGTATGCAGACTACGACTACTATCTCAATGACTATCTCCATGGCGAGGACGCTATGAGCAAGGACGACTTCGACTTTTTCGCCGTCAGAGCCTCCAAGGTTATTGAGCGGCACACATTCAGCCGAATTGAAGAAGTGACGGAAGCGATTAAGTCTTGTTGCTGCGAGCTCGCCGAATGCCTAAAGTCGGAACATAGCGCGGACTGTCAGAGCGGTAAGACCTCCGAGAGCGTCGGCAGCTACTCCGTATCTTATGCATCGGCAACTGACAGACGCCGCGAAAGTCAGCAGGAATATAGCCGTATTCTGCATCTGTGGCTCGGTGACACGGGTTTACTTTATAGGGGGTAAAGGTGTGTATACCAACACAAAAGCAACCGTGTACCGCCTCACAGGGGGCAAATACGAGCGGATATTCCTGCCGCGCGTTTTTTGGGATATGAAGTCGACCGCCTCAACGGGCAAAAACGGTAAGACCGAGAGCGACACGGTGACGGTTTTTCTGCCGTTGCTCTTGCAGCTCACCCCGCAGAAAGACCTTATAATCAAAGGCTCTGTGCCTCTGACGATTGATAATTCAACCGAAGAGACTCAGAGCGCGAGCGTGAAAAAGCTTTTTGCCGGGTATGATGTCCACACGGTCATGGCTTGCCGGGTATGCGATTATGGCTCGGCAGAAATGCGACACACTGAGCTTGATGTGAGGTGATGGCGTGAAAAATCTGCCAAAGATAAACCAGCCGGACGATATGGATTATACCGGAACGATAAATGTTAAAATTCACTGGAATCCGCACTTTGCCAAAAACATGGTTCAGCGTGCGTATAGAATCCAGTGCGTTATCGACTCCGATGTTATTAAGTTTATGACGCCGTATGTCCCGTATCAGTCCGGCTTTTTGGCGACGAAGGCATTGACCATCCCTACTGTCATAGGCACTGGCGAAATTCGACAGTTGGGCCCGTATGCGCACTATCAATATATTGGTGAAATTTACGGTCCGAACGTCCCGGTTAAGGAAAACGGTGAGATTGTGGGTTGGTGGTCACCGCCGAGTAAAGCCCCGACGGGGAGACCGCTGACATACGATACCACAAAAAATCCGCTCGCAGGTTCGCACTGGTTTGAGCGTATGAAAGCCGACAGAGCCGACGACATACTCAAAGACGCTCAGGAGGCGGCGAACAGATGAACATAATCGAAACCGTAAAAAAAACACTCTCTCAGTGTCCTAAAATAGACGACTTTTGTAACGGCTTGCATGTCGATTTTTCCGAAAACAAGAGCGGGGACTTCGGACTCTATTCTTCGGGCGATGCGCTTGTCGGAAAAGATATTTTAGGCAATGAGAAACGCAAACACAGCTTTGTACTGTACGCCAACGGCAGACCATTTAACGAGTTTGACCGACTGGCGCACAGTGCTTTTTTATTGGAGCTGAACTATTGGCTCGAGAAGCAGAAGCATATCGTGGTGACATCTATCGTTGACGGCAAAGAGCTGTCCGGTGAGATAACGAAGATGAGCTGCGCGAATGCAATGCTTTTTGCAGTGCCAACAGGCAATGTGAACGACGGCGTCACATATCAGCTTCAAATCTACGCCGAATATACCATAGAAAGTGAGGAGTTTTAATGCCTGAACCTGCTACTACTAATACGGCAAACGCAAAGATAGAGCGCAAATATCTTGCACACTACATCGATTCGTCGTTTAATGGCACAGCTGCAAACTATGTCCGTTTGGGCAAAGACCTTGAAGAGTATGCGATTGAGATGAATCCGGACTCGGAGACCAAAAAGAACATACTCGGCGAGAACTCGACCAATGTCAAGGGCTACGAGCCGCAGGGCTCTGTTGACCCTTATTATGCTTATAGCGGCGACCCGCTCTATGAGCACCTTGCGTCCATAATCAACGACCGCGCGACTGGCTCGGCTCTTGAAACAACTGTCGTTGACGCGCTGTTCAAGACCGACGGCTCGTGTGAGTGGGCGTATCGCGAGAACGCTATTATCATTCCACAGTCGATAGGCGGCGAAGACGGCGTTCAGATTCCCTTTGAAATCCACTACAACGGCGGACGCACAAAGGGAACTTTTGATGCGGCAACAAAAACGTTTACCGCAGATTCGTCCAAGTAATCAAAAAAGGGGGGCTGCTTCGGCAGCCTCTCTCCCTTTTTAGGAGGTAAAACATGGCACAGCAGCGACAGAGTATAAACTTTGACGACGGCTTTAAAAGCTACGAAATTAACGGCGACCCGCAGAGAATTGTCCGTATAGATACCGCCGACTACGGACTTATAGAGCGTCTGCGAAACGCTAAAAACAATATAAACGAAGAAATGAAGAAATATGAGAACGTCAAGATAAAGAGCGACGGTTCCGCAGACCTTGACGATGAGACGGCAGCTGATAGTCTCCGCGACCTCGGCAAGTTCATATGCGGTCAGTTCGACTATATCTTCAACTCCGAGGTGTCCGGCGTTCTGTTCGGCACAGCTTCACCGCTTTCAACTCGCGGCGGCGTTCCACTTTTCGAGCGCGTTTTCAATGCAGTTCTCCCGATCATAGAAACCGACATAAAATCCGAGCAGAAGAAAGCCGAAGCCCGTATCAAAAAGTACGAAGCCGAAGCCGCGAGGTTTAAAAATAGCTTATGATAGGCTATCTTCCGACCACGCTCGAAGTGGCAGGCAAAGAATATTCTATCTGCTCCGACTATCGCGTTGCGCTTGTCATTTTCGAGGCATTTGACGACCCGGAACTCAATGAGTATGACAAAATGGCGGTTATGCTGGACTGTTTATATAAAGAGCCGGACTCGATACCGAGAGAAGCTTGCAACGAGGCGATTGAAAAAGCGTCGTGGTTTCTTGATGGCGGTGAGGACTATAAAGAAGTAGGTCAACAGCGACAGAAAAAGGTCATGTCCTGGTCTCAGGACGAAAAGATGATTTTTTCCGCAGTAAACAAGACCGCCGGGCAGGAAGTCCGCGCCGTGCCCTATATGCATTGGTGGACATTTCTCGGCTATTTCGCAGAGATTGGCGAGTGCCTTTTCTCGACAGTCCGTTCTATCCGCGAAAAGAAGAACAGACACAAGAAACTCGACAAGTGGGAGCAGGAATTTTACAAAGAGCACAAAAAGATGATAGACATTGAGCGCAAATACTCGGCACAGGAACAGGCAGAACGTGACGCGCTCAATAAACTTTTAGGATAGCGGGGGGTGATTGAATGGTTGACGGCTCTCTCAAATTTGACACAAAATTTGACACGGACGGCGTGAATAAAGCGACGGACATGGTGAATAAATCGGTGTCACGTATGTATCAGCGCGTCAAACAGGCGTTCAGCGGCAAGGAAGTTGACCAATCGTCGGCGAAGATGAAACGGTTGCAGAACAATGTCGATGAAGCAAATGCCAAAGTCGAAAAGCAGATAGCCGAAGTCGAAAGACTGCGCACGGAATATGAAAATCTCAAATCTGACGACGGATATATCGAGCCGGAAGCCGCAAAACCGCTGATAGAACAGGCGGAAACGCTCAAAGCGAAAATCGCCGAAGCAAAACAGCAAGTCGCCGAATATGACAAGCAGTGGGAACATGGCGTTGCCGGAGCTGACGGCAAATCCGGCGAGTGGGTTGACAAAGTCCACAGCTTGCAGGCGGAATATGACAAAGTCCTTGAAAAAATCGAAAAGATTGAAAGTAAAGCCGAAGCGAAGCACCAGACCGACCGTTCCGCGCAGCTTGCCTCGTCCGAAGCGGCTATCGTAGACGCAGAGAAAAAGCTCGACGGACTCAGAAGTAAAGCCGATATTGCGAAAACAAAGCTCCGGGAAGCCCTGAGCGCCAAAGCACCTGCGGGATTTAAAAAGGGCTTGACTGGAGCTACTGCCGGTCTTGATAAATTTGTCAAGCGCATAGGCGGTCTTGCAAAGCGAGTTTTCATTTTTACTGTCATAACAAAGGCACTCAGAAAGCTTAAAGAGCTGCTCACCTCTATGACTTCGTCGGACAAGCAGATACAGACCTCTCTTGCCAACATAAAGGGTAATCTCTTGACGGCGTTTCAGCCGATATACGAGTTTGCATTGCCTGCGATTAAAGCGTTACTGCACGCGCTCGAACAAGCATCGGCTTTTCTCGCGTCGTTTACCGCCGCGCTTTTCGGCAAATCTGTATCACAGATGCAGAAAAACGCAAAGGCGCTTAATAAGCAAGCAACGGCGACAAGCAAGGTCGGCAAGGCGGCGGAAAAAGCTTCTCGAAGCCTTGCGAGTTTCGACGAGCTGAATCAGCTCAGTGATAACAGCTCAAGCAGTTCAGGCGGCGCAGATGCGTCGTCTGTGCCCGCATTCAACACCGATCTCGACGACCTCGACGGCAACATGGCGAAAATAGCGGCTTATGGGTCGATGTTGCTCGGCGTTGCACTACTTATGGTAGGCATAGCGACGGTTAATATCCCAGCGATTATTCTCGGTATAGCACTCATTGCGGCGGGAATAAAAGTCGGACAGAACACGGGTGCATTTTCGAGTATGCCAACATGGGTTAATCAGATAATCACATGGGGGCTGATGATACTCGGTGCGGCGTTGCTTATAGTCGGACTTGTCAAATTTAGCCCGAAGCTTATTCTCGCAGGTATCGCTCTATATATGACGGGCGTCAAATACGGCGAGGCAAGCGGGGCTTTTGAGGCTATGCCCGGCTGGTTAAAGCAGATAATCACATGGGGCGGAATGGCACTCGGCACAGCTCTCTTGGTTGTCGGTATAGTCATGGGGAACATTTATCTTACACTTGCGGGAATTATGCTTCTTGTCACTGGAATGACAGTCGGAGACAAGAGCGGAGCTTTTGAAGCTATGCCTCCGTGGCTCGCGCAGATAGTGACATGGGGCTCAATCGCACTGGGAACAGCTCTCCTTATAGCGGGTATTGCGACGACAAATATTCCGCTTATAGCGGCAGGTGCGGCGCTTTTCTCCGTCGGTATTGCAACCGGAATAAATTCGGGCGCGTTCTCGGCGGCTTGGAATGCTATCAAATCTTTCGGCAGTCAAATCGCGCACGGTGCAGCCGACCTTTGGAATAAAATAACCTCTGGCGCGTCGAGAATGTGGAATTCAATCAAAAGCTCAGGTCGTGACAAACTCAACGGCATAATTTCGCTCGTCGAGCGTTGCATAAATACCGTTGTCAATAAAGCGAATAGAATCTCGTGGAATATTCCCGATTGGGTGCCCGGAATAGGCGGCAAGAAGTTCGGCTTCAATCTGCCTACCGTTAGCATACCTCGCCTTGCAACAGGTACAGTTGTCCCGAGAAACTACGGCGAATACACTGCCATACTCGGCGATAACAAGCGCGAGCCCGAAGTCGTTTCGCCTTTGTCGACGATGAAACAGGCGGTTCGCGAGGTCATGAACGAACTCAGCGGAGATAACTCACGCCCGATATCAATTTCAATTTATACCACGCTCGACGGAAAGGTCGTCGGGCAATCGGTAATTGAATACCATAACGGCGTTGTCAGAAGGACTGGCAAAACGCCGTTCGCGGGGGTGAGCGTATGAGTATAGCCGTAATGAAAATCAAAAAAACGGGTACATCGACATGGAAAACACTTCCCACGCCGATGGGCTTGAAACCCGGAATAAATATCATCGACAGCAGCAAAAGCGGGCGTGACAACAACACGGGAACAATGTTCCGCGATATCGTGACGGGAAAGAACAAATACACCGCCACGATGCCGAGCGGATTGAACAACACGCAGTATGCAGAAATCGCGGACATTATCCTTGCCGACAGTTTCGACTGTTGGTTGCCGAACCCGAAAACGGGCACATTCGGCACAAAGACATTCTACTGCTCGACGCTCGAAGCAGATATAGAGCGGATATACAGCGAGACTCTTTGGACTTATAAAGAGGTCAGCTTCAATTTGACCGAGATGTAAGGGGGCACGGGCAGTGTATAAGATAATCAACGCGACAAAACGCGCAGCGGTAAGAACTGCTTATGCCAAGCGGACTCGTCACATAATCAACCGGATAACATTCGGACATTATGTGACGACTCTCGGGATTCGCTCTTTTGTCTCGGATAAGGTCGTCGTAACGGACGGCTTACTGAGCTTGAGCGTGACACAGGTTCTCAACGGAGACGAGGATGCAACGGTCGGAAGTGTGGGTTCAAGCTCCTATTCCGCAACTTTTAATAATCCGTCACCCACCTATAACTACCGCGACAAGATAGCATTTATCGAAAGCGGTGTGCTTCTGGCGGACGGAACATATTATTATACGCCTTGCGGATATTTTGCGACGGAGAAGCCGGAGACGGACGACGACGGAAAGACCTTGACCGTCACCGGCTATGATGAGATAGACAAAATGGGCGGGAAGTGGGCACCGTCTATCACCGTGACGGACACCACGACACTGAAAGATGTCGTCGAGAATATCGCGAGTATGCACGGCTTGAGCGTGACATATGTCGATACGGCGGCACAGACTGCCTTGAAAAATCATGTTATCGGCGTTGCAACAGCCGCAGAACTGACAGAGCAGAGCGAGCGAGATGTGCTCGGCTACTGCGTCGGATGCGCGGGAATGTCTGCGCGAGTAAACACGGTCGGAAAGCTTTATATCTCGTGGTTTTTCAGTCCGGGCAGTACCTATGACTACACCGTGACGGCAGATGTCCAGTGGGAAAACGGCTTTAAAAAGTCCGCGGAGAGCGCGGTCGAAATAGAAGCGGTCACAGCGGGCAAGGACGAAGATGTCTATACGAAAGGCACAGGAGTTCCACTGTCTTTTGCAAATCCGCTTGTTACCCATGCCGAGATAGACGCGATATATGCACGGTATAACGGGCGTACATGGTATCCGTCAACTTGTACATGGCGCGGAGACCCGTGTGTAGAGGTCGGAGATATTATCACCGTCAAAGACAAAAACAACAAGTCATATACCGTCTATGTAGCACAACAGGAGTTAGACCTCTCCGGCGGCTTGCAGTCCACAATCACATCTCCCAATCTCGACACAACGGAGATGTCTTTCGACTCTGTCAGCGCGTCCGTAAAGCTTGAACTCAGCAAGGTTAAAAACTCGATGGAAGCGGCAATAAAAGCCGCCACAGACGCTATAAACGGGGCAAACGGCGGATATTACCGCATTCTCGACCTCGACAAGGACGGAAACCCGGACGGCTGGGAATGTTTCGCGACAGACGGCTTGCAGGGCGTTAAATGCACCTACGGCGGTATAGGCTGCACCACAAACGGCGGCAAGACCTACACCAACGCCATGACCGGAGCGGGCATAAACGCAACGGCTATAACGACGGGTATCATCACAGGCGGCACAAACGGATTTTCTTTTAACCTCGAAACCGGACACATCGAAGCCTCCGACATCAACATCACCGGCGGCGATATAAACCTTGACGGCGGTCAGCTGTCAATAGAAAACAGCGGATTTAAGACCGATCTGTCAAGCGGATATTTGCAGATGTATTACACCACAAATATGCAAACCGGCGCAAATTATGAGTACTTTGACATTAACAATACGCTGATTGGCACGAAGTTTTATGCGACGCTCGCCGCGCCGAAGCCTGCCGCCGCGCTTGGCGTTACATCAAACGGTTTTCGATTTGGTGAGAAAGCAGAAAACGCCACGCTTGTAAACCATTGGAACACCGATTATGCCGTGATAGAAAAAGATAACGCAAGATTTCGCAAAAAAGTCGAGGTAAACGAGTCTTTAAGTGTTGCGACAGGCGGCGATGCCATCGGGTTTATCGCGCATGCGCCAAACGGCGCGAACGATGTAAGCGCGGAGCTTGGTGCTACGAGTGACGCGAGCGCACTGCTGCAAATCGTCAACAACACCAAAGGCACGGTTCCGGCACGAATTGAAATCTACTCGAGCGGGACAAACGGAAAGGGCATGACTTTAAAGCTTACTTCCGGCGGCGGTTACACCGGACGGCTATTTTTAGACACCACCGGACTGTATGCCGAATTTAACGACAGCGGCGACTACAAAAAACTCGCTTAGGGGGCTATTATGACAAAAACCGAAATCGAACAGAAAATCGCAGAGGTCAAAGCGCAGGGCGACGCCTTGCAGAAGCACAACGCGCAGCTGATACAGCAAATCGAGGTCAACAAGGTCGAAATCACGAAGATTATCGGCAAGCTTGACCTTTTATCCGAAATGCTTGCAGACTGCGAAAAACCGCCCGCGGAGGGCGAGAACGGGGAGGCGGAAAAGAATGCAGACGAGAACGATAACGGTTGACTATGCCCGCCCTCGCGGGTATGACGTTGGATATCGAGCGGAGAACAACTTCACGGAGTTGTTGCTGCCCGTTCCCGCCGAGCTCGAAAATGCCGACAGCTATCGCGTATATTTTGAGTCGACGGTCGGCGAGTATCTGCAAACCGGGCTGTTGACTCCTGTGGACGGCTATGTGGCGGTTAAAATTACAAGCGATGTTGTGCCCGAACCGGGCAACATGGCAGCGCAGCTTGTCGCCTTTGCGGACGGCGAGATAGTCGGCTATGCGCCTATGATAACAGGCTCTGCAAAGGTGTCAATCCCGGACGGCACAGAGCGGCTCTCGCACAGCCTCGCCGCCGAGATAGCTCTTAACACCGCCGCACGGCACGGCCATGATAACAAGTCGGTCATTGACCTGTTGACCGCCGATGATACCGGCACGCTGCTGTACGATGGCAAGGTTATAGGTGGCGGAGGTTCAACGGCAGAGGACATCAGCTACACGCTGTCAGAAGATGTTCAAACCACTTTCCCGGATATTGAGCTTGAGTCTGACACAGTTAAAAGCGGACTTGATGTCGCAATGTATTATGCGCTTGCGGGTATGTTTGCAAAGTATATTAGCTGCAATCTGCAATCAGGCAGTGGAGAAACAGTAAGTATGGATTTGCAGCGTATCTTAGATGGCTTTGTCTTTCCGGCGATGTTTAAGGCGCACGAGCACGACAACAAATCTGTGCTTGATCTGATATCAGCGGTTGACGGCAAACTTCGCTACAATGGCTCGGACGTTGGCTTAAAAGGCGAGAAAGGTGATAAGGGCGAACCCGGTACGCCGGGTGCCCCTGGCGCTCCGGGCTCTGATGCGACAGTGACAAAAAACAATGTCGTCGCCGCCCTCGGCTATACGCCGCAAGCAGTGTCGGCGCAGGTAACAGCAGGAACAGAAATCACCCTTGCCGACAACACGGAATATCGCCTTGAGAATGTCGCGACCTTAACTCTGACATATCCGATGGGCAATTTTGAGTGTTGGCTCAAATTGACCTTCGCTGCGAGCGGGTCAATCACTGTCACCTTGCCGACGGGTACTAAATACATTGGCAACGCGCCGAATTTCGCAAGTGGCGAAACATGGGAAATGTCAATCAAAGACGGCGTTGTTATCGCTCAAAAGGTCGGTGAAGGCACATGACGCGCCGCAGGGCAATGATGATGCAAAAGGCACAGCAGGGCGGAAATCTGCCAGAGGGCTATACCGCAGTCGAATATATCCAGTCGTCGGGCACTCAGTACATCGACACCGGGCGCAAGCTGACGCAGGATTCTGATATCACCATAGATTTCAGGATAGTCGGTGAAATAAACAGGGACGCGGGCATATTCGGGTCGCGCCAGAGTGCGTTGAAAAATAATCTTACGCTGTTTCAGAACAAAAATCCGATTGTTTTCTCCGGCGACTTTTCCGAGTATCAAAAGCACCGTTTTACGGCGGCTTCATCATTGGAACGAACAAAAATCCGAATGAACAAAGCCGGCGTGTGGGTCAATGATATTTTAAAAAAATCTTGGAGCGATGTCGCCGACTTCGAGACGCCGACAAACGGATTGATATTTGACGTCGGCAACAACAACTGGTCGGGCAATAAGGCTGTTATGCGGTTATATAGCTACACCGACGGCGATGCACAGCAGCTTGTCCCGTGTCTCGATGCAAACGGTGTGCCGTGCCTTTATGATCTTATAGGCAAAACGGCGCTCTATAATCAGGGCGCGGGCAGCTTCACATGGGGGTGAAAATATGATATACGGAAAACTGGTCGGCGGCGAGCTCAGAGGAGCGCCGCGACCGATAAAAACGGCGGACGGCGACGTGTTTACAAACGACTCCGCATTGCTTTTGCAGTACGGATACAAGCCGATAATCACGGCGGATTATCCGTCCGACGGCGGGTATTACAACGAGTCGTGGACGGAGACGGAATCCCAGATAAAGCAAATCTGGACAGCCGCCGAGCCGCCCGAAGATATATC